ATAAAGTTGATTTGCATTTGACTGATGCTTGATAAACCATATCCCTTACAAACCTTTCGTCGTCTAAGAACGATTTGTTACACTCCTTGAGTGTAAAGAGAATGTGTTTCATCAACCAAAACTGGAATCAGGTTCCAGGGCAATATAGTAGGTAAGGTTGTATTTGGTATTGGTAAACTGAGAGAGCAATTTAGAAGACACTACAACATCATAGGCACCAGGAATAATCTTGATGTTTTCTACCTTGAAGTTGAAAGTGAATTCTTGGTCTGTTTCACCAACAACGATGGCATATTCGTTGGAAGTATCATTCTTCTTATCACGAACAACCAGTTTAATGACACCTGCTTCACCAACGGCAGACAGATCGGGCAGTTGATAAACTTGTGCTGCCTTGATGAGTTTTTCAAGAGAAGAACTATCAAGTTGGAAGCAAACATCTTGAGTGGGAAGAGTGATTTCTTTCTCTGGAGGGGAGACAATCACTGCAGGGTCAGCGAAAAAATACTTCACACGACGCTTACCTTCTTTGATACTCAAGTAAGAATCTTCTTTAAAGTCAAGGTCGGGGTCTTGGTGAAGACTCAGACCATTCAAGAACTGGTTGAGATCATAGATAGCAAAGTCCCGAGGGAATTCTTCCTTAATATCTGCTTCAGCAAGAATATTCTTAGCAACAGAAATCGTGCGAAGACGATTACCCTCTTTCACCAGAATAGAGTTATTGATGCCAGCAAAATTCTTGAGAACGGTGAGGGTGTTGTCAGACAGTTTCATAGTTTTAGGTTTTAGTTTTATCACTGAGGGTAGTCTTCGCGCTGTGCGTTCTTATCGTTGAAATGCATCAGAAGAACAGCATAATGCAGAATCTTCATGATATCACGGCGAGCAGTACCTTTCTTATCATAACGAGAGGCATACTTGAGAATGTTACTGCGGCAGAAGGATTCACCATCACCACAAGCTTCAATCAAATCAAGTGTTTGAATTTTATCATCACCAGCAGAATAGTGCTGGTTGTATGTTGCGGAAATATATTCAGTTAGTTCTTTGAGGATACGGTCCTCACTGTACTTGTATCGACGGTCAGTTTTTTCGGACATATTCAAGTTAAAAGTAACAACATCATCACTAAGTCCACCCCTTACGTGGGATCCAGTGAAAGCAATGTGGTCTTCACCAGCACCAAACCAGTTAGAAGAAACTGGTCCAGCAGCGACCACATCACTGCTAAAATTAATAGTGTCGGGAGAGGCAGATGCCCCAACCATGAGAAAATCATTCTCAGAATAAGGATACTCGTCCATTTTTAGTTCATCATAAAGTAGGGACCAGGAATTAACCATAGCAGAAAAGAAAATCGTTTACAAGAGACTCTGCTTTTTCTTTACCAAATTTACCAGAGAGATATCCACTTACAGGGTCTAACTTCTTCATATATGAATCGAAGTCGCAATAGGTGGAAAAATCTGTTCCGATAGGTTGTTCACATTCTAGCATATCCTTGTAAGCAGTCAAGTATTTCTTGAAGATATCAAGATGTTCGTTGACTTCGGACATTGTACACTTGGCAACATACACATTCTCGGAGAAGTGATTGCCTGGCTCAAAGAATCGGAAGGAACCATCTGCCTTTGGAAGGTCTGGATGGGAGAACAAATAGTTTTCCACTGGATGTTGGAAGTCAAATACGATAATGACTTTCTTATCAAAGAAACCCATCAAGTCCATTCCAAAGCAAGGAAGATTACTACCAGTTCGAGGGTAGATGATATTGTTGTAAATACAAGACTTGTTGTCCCATATTTCAACTTCTCTGGATTTAAGAATGTGTTTGTTTACGTAGATTTTGGCAGATAGATTGGAGACGTTACTAGATGAAAACTGTAACGACCTCCAATCTGCCCACTCACAATCCAGTTCTAAATCAGGAAAGGTTTCCCAGATTGCTGTCTTGTAGTCCTTCCACAGGGAGTTGGAAGTCGGCGTCAACTTTGTCATAGAGTTCAAGGAATGCTTGTTTAGTTTCGTCGTCAAATCGGTTTACACAGACTTGAATTGCCTTTGCTTTATCATTAAAGATATTATATGCCTTGACGATATGAACCAGGCGGCGGGTGCTGATGATTTCCTCAATACCACCATCATAGAAGGTCTTGCGGATGATGTCTGCCCAGTCAGCAAGACGCTTACAGAAGTTCTCGTCAGCACACAGTTTGTTAAGAATCTTAGTCTCAGTAGAAGCAGTCGGATACTCCTGCTCGAAAGTCACAGGGAAACGCTCAAGGAATGCTTCATTCAGAACATTGGTGCCGATGAAACGACCATCATCGCTACCCTTACCCTTGGTATTAGCAGTAGCAATGACGTTGAATCCAGCAGTAGGTTGAATAAACCTACCAATCTTCTTCAGGAAGACACCTTTACCTTCGAGGACGGACTGAAGGCAAAGAATCTTGTTGGAAGCCAGGTCAATCTCGTCAAGCAGTAGAATCGCACCGCGCTCCAGGGCTTCGATGACTGGACCATTGTGCCAAACGGTTTCACCGTTAACAAGACGGAATCCACCAATGAGGTCATCTTCATCAGTCTCAATAGTAATGTTTACACGGATCAATTCACGACCCAACTGAGCACATGCTTGCTCCACACTGAACGTTTTACCATTACCAGAAAGACCCGTAATGAACGTCGGATAGAATACACGGGATTCAATAATTTTTTTAATATCACCGTAATTACCAAACTTGACGAAGGTATCATCTTTAGTGGGGATAAGATTTTGTTCGATGGCAGGCATAGCAGAAGGTGCTTTCACACTCTGCTCAAACTGTTCGCGTGCTTCATTAATAGTTAGGTTCCACTTACCGCGACCAGTCTTGTAGTCAGACAGTTTGTTGGAGACGGTCTGATAATTGAAATCATTCATCGCACACCAAGCACGGATATCTGCGCTAGTAACAGATTCTCCATAAGTTGCTTGGAGGGATTCGACGATGCTTTCCTTGGACAGTCCCATTGGGTTGTTTGTTTTAACTGAAGTAATTATACAAAAAAAGGGGTCCGTTTGGACCCCCCAGTGGACAGTTTGTAAAAGTGGCTCACTCGCCCCCTTCTTCTGCCTCTCTGAGTTCTTCAATCAGAGTTTCTTTACTACGGCGTCTATCGAGTTCGATACCCATAGTTCTGCCGTACTCTTCAAGTTCCTTCTTACTCATCTGTTCCAAAGGACTTGCCTCAGTGAGGACTTCTTCCTCTGGAGTAATCAGAACTTCTTCTACAACGGGTTCTGGAGCGGGTGCTGCCTTAGGGGCAGGTGCTCCAGCACCTCTAACCAAATCACCGAATCTAGACATTTTCAATAGCCTCCTTTCTTAGACTTTTTCTTTTTCTTCCCACCACTGTGGGAACCACCGCAGGAACCTTCAATGATTGCTTCTCTCTCCTCAACGGTAAGAGTAAGCATCTTCTTCAGTGCTTCCTCTTCGGTAGCACCCTCATCAATCAAATACTGCTTAATGGTATCAAAGATATCTAGTTCGGTTTCTTCACCGAGTCTAGATTTCTTCATGGTTTCTGCTTTTGCTTTCGCTCTGATTGCTTCCAATTCTGCCTTTCTTGCAGCATCAGCAGCAATCTTAGGATCCTTAACAGTTCCCTTGGAAACACCAACACCAGCCTTTACTGCTTGATATTCTGCTTCTTTGGGGGAAGCACCACCAGCCTTAGCAGCAGCACGGGCAGCTTGTGCTGCTCTCAGTTCTGCCATTGTGGGAAGGCGTCTCTCAAACTTAGTCTGTTCGCCAGACTTGGGACTTACAACTACATTTGGAGAACCAGGCTTCAGATTGCTCGCAGATGACTGAGGTTTTGGTTTTGGTTTTCTGTCTGCCAGTACTTCTGGTGTACCACCAGAATTAGGTTTAGCGCCACTATCAACGCCTTGACCTGGTTTGTAATTTGGATCTGCTAAACGTCTTCTTTTTGTCTCAGCAGCAATTTGATCTGCGGTAATTGGTTTTCCATCCTTACCAAGTCTAACATTACCACCACCACGAGACTTGGTGAGGGCATCGATTGATCTTTCGTAACTGACAGCTTGATTACGCTCACTAGCGGTACCAAACATTTTTCTACGAAGTCTTTCCGCTTGCCCTAAGACTCCAGATCTTGGGTCATCAGCAATTCCTTCATCAAGTTCCTGAGTTTCCTCAGAAATTACTTCTTGTTGAACTTCTTCATTCTTGTAGATAGAAGCATATGCTTCCATCAATGATTTTACTTCTTTTCCTTTAATTCTTTCCATTAATCAGTTCTCCGTAATGAGTTGGAACCATTGCTCGCTCATTCCACTGATAATGGAATCTGCGGACTCTACATCGGTGGCGTAACCTTCCTCAATGAGGTGTGTTACGACCTTTTCATAGATTTGTTTAGTCTCTTTTAATTGCTTTGGGGAAGGTTTCATCGTAGACAATTTTTCTATACACTTATTTATTCAAGCGATGAGTTCAATAAATTCCCCTAATACTTTTTTATTCATTTTCTTGTTTTTCAGACTCTTAACAAAAGCAGATTTGATTTTTGCCTTGGAAGCACCTTCATCAACATCAAACTCAGATTCATTGGAAAGCGCAGCAGCAGAAAGACCGAAGTAAGTGTGATACCCAGCATCATGAAGTGCGAAAGCACGTTCTTTCTTCCAAACTTTCTGAACCTTCTCAAACTTAGGAGTCCATCCAGTATAACGACGGATGAAAGCACAAGCATCACGAGATTCGAGAACACGAATACCGATGAAGTTAACATCAGAAAAAGTATCACGAAGATCTTTCAGAAAAATGTCACTCATTTGCCACCACTCGCAATCAAAAGAATAAGTGTTACCAGTCTTGCGATTCCGAAGGAAAGCATTCTGCTGAACAGAACCAATTCCAAGGAAAGGACCTTCTTCCCAACGGCGTTGAACCTCACGGTGATACTTCATACCACCCGCTTCACCATCAGTGAGAACGACACACTGAACCTTTTGAACCTTATACTGCTTCTTGAACTGAGGAAGAATCTGATGAAGTGAGATGAATGCTTCATTTAGAGGAGTTCCAGACAAACCCAAACCAGTAGGAATCGGAGCATTCGACCAGCGGGTCATATTGTAAGAAAGACGATAAAAGTTCTTCATTTGCTCCTCAAGTTCTTTCATTTTGGTATTGCTAGTGAAGATATTCATCATGCTGAACCAAGGACCAACAGCAATCAGCCCTTCACGCTTTTGATAGGCAACTTTTTGCGTCTTTCCCATAAGTTCATCTTCTTCATAGTATTCTCTGGGATACTCATTGGTGAAAGCATAGACCTCAAAAGGAATAGATGCTTTCTTACAGAACCACATCAGATTGAACAGTTGCTTCAGAGTATCCTGAAGAACGTTACCCATAGAACCACTCCAGTCCAGAACAAACACCAGACCATGATTCTTACCTTCAGCAAGAGTAGTAACCTTTTTGAAAAGGTCTTCATTGTACTTGTAGGTGTGTAGTTTAGAACAGTCCAGAACACCAGTGCGGGCAGTGGTGGCACGGGCATAGGAGTCTGCTGCCTTGCGACACTCAAACTCTTTAACCAGATAGTTTACTTCTTTCTGAGCAGACTTCTTGAATGCTTGAAATTCTTTATCCACAACCCCAAAGATTTGGTCTTCAGTAACTTTATTAACTTCTAGGAATTCATTCCACTCATCGAAACGAGCATGAATTTCTTTATTGGGGATAATAATTTCATCAATTTCCAATTTGGGAAGTTCCAAGTAAACATTTTCCCAACCTTCGTTTGAAGCAAGTTCTTTCAGAGCATCTTCAAGACTTTGTGCGGTAGTAACTTCAGGTTCTTCATCATTATGAGTTCCACCATAAGAACCATTCTCTTCAGGTTCTTCAGAATCAAAATCACCAGAATCAGACTCTTGAGGTTGAGGTACTTCGTTAGTTCCGTTAGGAACGCTAGGTGCGTCATCTTCTTCAGAATCAGTTTCAGATTGACCTTCACCACCTTCCTGACCACCTTGAACTTGGAGGTCATCGGTCTTGGTTTTCATTGCTTGTTGTTGCTTACAGAAGTTATAGAGTTCTTCAGCAACATCCAGGACATCATCAAAAGTTTCTGCGGCACCAATCTTTTGAATCAGAACGCTCTCACGACGGTCAAAAGTAATATCCACAAACTTACCAATCTTAAAGTACAGATTTGCTTTATCAGCAAGGTTCATTTTATCTACGTCTTCATTTTCAATACAGAAAAAATCATCCTCAGCAAGTTCCTGATATCCACGATGAAAAGTCTTTGCGATGCCAGCGTAACGACGCTTCATCATTTTTTCGATGCGAACATCTTCAACGATATTCACAAATTGTGGGGAGATTTTCCTGTGTCGAAACCAATCGTTGTCAGGAGTATAGAGAGCGTGACCGACTTCATGAGCGACCAGCATGTCATACACCTGGGAACTTGCTTTCTCCCAAACAGGAAGAGTCAGAACACGGGTGTGAACATTGAACTGAGCAGTCTCAACATACTTGTTCTCAACCACCAAGTCTTCAGTCGCAAGCAGTTTGGCGAGTTGAGACTTGATTTCGTGGGAGATCATTGGGTTCCTTTCGTATGGAAGTATTATACGAAAAAAGGAGGGTCGAAACCCTCCCTAGTAGACAGTTCTAAAACTGGTTCACCTACGACGCTTATCAAATCTGGGGTCATAACTTGCTCTCGCTCTGATGTCCCTATCTCTAATATCAAATGGTTTATTAGATGTTTGTTTCTTTGTTTCCTTTTCTTTTTGTTTTTCAGTCTTTGGTTCTTCTTTTTTAGTTTCCGATGCTTTGGTTTCGAAAGGATTCTTTATATCATCTCTATCGAAAGCAGCCTGAATTTTGGCAGTAGTAGCATCAACTCTATCTCTGTAAGTTTCACCCTTACTGGCGACAGTATCATTTTTAGGAGTAGTAGGAGATGTATCTGCCTTTTTAGTACTACCACCAGTCAAGGTAGACAATCCAGCAGCAGTAGCAACAACACCAGCACCTACAGCAACTGGAACTTTATTCTTACGTAAGAAAGAAGCAGTTGTTCCACCAGCAGTTTTTAAAGCAGTTTTAATCTTTTCAACCTTTGTTGGAAAATCTTTAGATCTTCCAACAGTTACACCAGTACCTTTTGTTCCCTTTATAGCAGCATCAAGTTTCTTTCTAGCAAGATTTGCTCTGGTTGTTGTTTCACCAGATGCTGGAAGTGCTCTAGTACCAGATTGTCCGACTGTTACGCCAGTACCTTGGGTTCCTCTTGCAGCATCCTCAAGTCTTTTTCTAGCTAGATTTTGTCTACTTGCAGTTTGACCCGATGATGGAAGTGCGTTAATAGTGTGTTGTGGTGGTTTTCCACCTACAGGAGTTGCGGGTCCAATATTTGCCTTTCCTCTAGCAGCATCTATTATTTTTTGTGTTGCTTTGTCAGATCTACTGATAAAGGGTTTTCCAGAAGTACTTGTTGGAAGTGCTTTTGAAGGACTCCATGCTGCTCTCAATCCCCTACGAACTGTTGCTTGAGATTGGGGCAAGTTCAGGACATTCTGAGCTTGCCTCATCGTAGCATAACCAGTTGCTCTGACTGCCTTACGACCAGTTCCAATCTGGGTAGCAAGTTTCCTTCCAGGACCCTTGAGCATCAATTTACCAATAGCAGTTGCTGCTCTGAAAAGACCTTCATCAAGAACTTCTACATTATGAAGTTCTTTATTTTTATACATTCTATTGACAACAGACGTTGCCACACTATCTTCAATCCCTTCAGATATCAAATGTTGATATAGATCTTCGTATGCCTGCCCCATCACACAAACTGGTTTTTAGGTATTTATGAAAAAAAGAAGCACCCCTTTCGGAGTGCTTCTTCTTGAATGCTTGGCGTCGTGCCTTTGCTTGTCGGAGTGCTTGCGGTTTCAGTTTCCGCTTCTGCTCCTTCTTTGAGTGATGCTGCCAG